AATGAAGAAAAGATGATGCAGTTTATGGCACGACTAGGTGACCATCCAGACAAGCACGACATCTATGAACAAATGCAATCGCTAAGTGGGTTTGGCTTGTGTAGAGCACACGCAGTAAACTTAGGCAGGCTTATATGGGCACTGGCATATCACAAGGTGTACAATCCAAAAGAATTCTGGCGTGCTTGTTTAAAACATTGCCAAGGATCATATGCACGTTGGGTATATCGCAATGAAGCAAAACGTGCTGGTTGGGATCTACGTGACTTAGGCTTTGACAACTGGATAACAGAAGATCCAGTTGAAAGTTTTAAACAACACGGTGCTTGGAACAGTCCTGGCTTTTTGCCAAACATGGGATTGCAAAATTTATTCTTAGACAAGTTTCAGTTTGCGGGCATAGTTGCAAATAGCAGAGTGTTTAAAAGCGATAGTAAAAATTATATACATTTTATTACACTAGGGGTAGGTGAAGGTCGCTATGTTGATCTTGTTGTTGATCGCCCTGTGAAATATACTCGTGATAGTGTGGTAGTCGGCGAAGGACAAATGTGGACCAAAGACAACAGTAACTATTTAAAAGTAAAACGAAAAAACGTTAAAGCAATGCCTATTGATCAGTATGCCTAACCTTTTTGTTTGATACCTGCTAACATCTGTTTAAGTTTTGTGCTTTGTACATCAGCAACAATCTTACCTGGCTCGTCTGCAACAGTTGCATCGTTTGCAGTGTCTGTTGTAAGTGTCTTGGCTTTTATTTGATCATAGATACTGGAACTTTGTTTCTTAAACTGTTGATACTCTTCATCATCTCCTAAGTCACGTATACGCAAACTTTCTATGTCAAACTCCAAATCTACTTTTTGCCCAACACCTGAACTACTTCTAGTCTTCATAGCCTGTATTTGATACCTGCCACGTTCTCTCATTGCACGACTTGTAAAAATACCAAACACATTGTCAGCAGTATTGATCTTTGAAATACCACCTGATATATGCGAATGATCAAACTCTATTTCTTCAACTGCACTTCTATTCAACTGTGAAGCAGTTACAAACAATATGTTAAGTTCTCTTGCTAGATTACGCAGTTCTTCTGACACATACTTGTCCTTAACAAACAGATCATTTGGCGATACTTTTGCACTTACTGGCATAAGCAAATCCAGATAGTCAATACACATAAAATCAATTGCTTTGCCTTGCTTTATGCTAAGTTCTTTTACAAATGCTCTGATGTCATTTACGTTGCTCTGTGCAGGCATATACTTTATTTGCAATCCACCTGCTTTCTTTCCCATCATCTTAACTTTCATTTCAACAGTTTCAATGTCCTTAAACAACTGTTTACTAGGAGTGTTTGTCAACATACTATCAACACGCATAGCAGTTAAGCCTTCACTCAATTCTAATGTAATATATACTCCACTGAGTCCTGCTTCCATCCAGTTCACTGCTAGGTTTTGCATAAACAAACTCTTACCAGATCCTGAACCACCTGCAAATATCTGTAGTTCGCCTCTGTTGAATCCGCCATATAGCAGTTTGTCTAGGTTTGCCCAACCTGTTGAATTTTGTCCATTGTTGTCTTTTAGTGCCGCAAGCCTTGCACGAGGATCCTCAAAATAGTCTGTACCCAGATCTTTTGTTAAACTTATCTGTACTGCATCCTTGATTAGTTTTTCAACTGGTGAATACTCACCTTTCTCAAGTAAGTCTGCACTTTTAAGTATAGCACGTTCTAGTTCAGTACGTCTAGTAAATGCCTCAAACGTTTCTAAAAACCAATCAGTGTGTCCACTGTTGAGATCTGGAATTGGCAACAGTTCAATGTTTGTAACTGCTTTAATCTGTGCTCTGTCAGGAAGTGTTTTATGTTCATTTGCATGATCATAGATAAACTTTGCAGTTTCTCGCAAGTCTCTGTCAAAGTTTTCTTCATTAAAAATATTTTGCACTCTTAAGAAACTTTGTGCATCATGCATCATCATTTCTAAGAATAATTTTTGTACATCATATGTATATTCTATCATACTTTTAACTTGTCCTTTATTGATGTCTCGTAATACAACTTGTTTCCTTCTGCTCCATGATGCCCTCTCCAACCATATAGATCATAATCTGCTGGTTTATGTATATCATAATTTACACTATAATAGGTATTATCAAAAAGTAAACATCTATCATGATCTATAGCATGTTTAAGAACAAATTCACTAGGGCCCCACAAGTTATTCTTGTCAAAAGGTTTGCTGGCATTGCATATTAAATAGTTTGCACCTACACCATCTAACCATTTTGTTAACAAGTATATTTCTCTTAGTATTTGTGTTTCAGTCCAACTACGATCAGCATGTGTGATTAGAAATTTATCTTGACTGTAGAACTGTTTAGATATTAGCCCTCTATGTGCTTCGATGGTTGTATCTATTTCATTCCAATCTTGGTCAAATATAGTACTTTTATATTCAGTGTCTCTGTGGTTGTCAAATACAGTAATTCTTTCAAGTGGCGGTAATCCTATTATAAAAAAATCTTTTTTCCAGCTGTACTCGTATTGGTTTTGCATGCCAATAAGAAGTTGACATACACTATCAAAACTATTCATAGGTCTACTTACATTTATAATTTGTTCTACACCTAGTTGTGTTCCTGCTAGACCCCAAAAACTATCTTGCGGATCAACACACACGTAAGGAGTGGTATAACTATCACCAAATACATAAAGTTTATTCATTTAGTTTCCTTTGTAGGCGTTTACGTGCCATTTCAATCTTAATCTTACTGCGTTCTGCACTCTGATGTATCTGTTGTAGTGTTTGTGCAACGCCAAAACGTACCACTGCGTCATTAACATCTTTAACATCTTCAGGCCACTCAGGTATACTAACTTCAAACTTATGTTCTACTGCGGCATCAATTATACTTAATCCTGCACGATCCTGATCAGGTACTACTATAATTCTACGTTGCAACTGCTTGAGCAACTGTGCTTGGTCCTTGCTTATTGTTTCATGCATACATGCTAATCCTGATATACTTAGTGCATCAAATATACCCTCAACAACTATTGCACTGGTCCAGTCTGACTTTTGTAAATCATATCCAAATACATATCCTGGTTGTTGACTGTTTATAAACTTTGGTGTGCGATTGTCCAAGTATCGACTTGTATGTCCAACTATTATGTTATTGTATGTGTATGGTATTACTATTCTGTCTCGTGGACCTCGTTTTTTATCTACTAAAAATGGATACTCAAAAACTATTCCACGGCGTTTTATATAATCCACATAGTGAAAATGATCTTGGTTATTTGGATCAATAAGTTCAACACCAGTGGGTATTTCGATTTCTTCAAATTCAATTTTACGTTGTCTTATTTTGTTTCTTTCAGCGGTAAGATCTAATAAACTTTTACGTTTCAAACTTTCTAAGTTGAGCCTTTCAATATCAGTCGAGTCAACACCTAACCATTCTAATAGTTTACGTGCTTTGTAACCAACACTGCGACCAGCAACAAAACTTGCAGTGAAACCACAGTTGAAACAATGATAACTCCAGTCGTAATCTTGTTGTTTGATTCCTCCACGCAGACGCTTGTCTTGTGATTCGCCTTGATGCACACAACACGGAGCATTAAAACTTACCCAACCAGAGCTAGTTTGTTTTCGCTTCTGCGGAATGTAACTCAATAGATCAATCATTATGTAATAATAACATAACCTAGTGTTTTATGCAAGTGTTTTTGGTTACCGATAGGTAATTTGGGTAATTGTGCCGTTGTTGACTTCAACAGTAGGCGTGGCTTCGTAGCCTTGTCCGCCATTAGTAACAGAAATTTGTGTAACTACATTTCCGCTTATGGTTGCAGTTGCAGTGGCTCCTGTGCCTAATCCAGTGATTTCAACGTTTGGTGTTCCTGGACCATAGTACTCACTACCACCAGTTGCACTTATTTCGGTAACTGCTCCGTTTTGCACAGTGGCACTTCCAGTTGCGGCCAAACCATATTGATTGATTTCGAAACGCACCCAGTTGTGTCTTCCTTCAACGTTTACAAATGCTCTCTTGATTTGATTAGTATATACTGTTTGACTACCAATGTCATACCACTCTGGACCAATTTGGGTATCACTTCCTTGTGCTTTTACATTGCCCGAAAAGTTGTCAAAGTCAAACTGGAATGTTGTAAGTGTATTGTTTGCAGTATATGCCATACTGGTATATCTTCTATCTCCAGATTCAGTTTTTATTC